AAATTGGGTTTATCGCAAAATTCAAAATAAGCGATAAAGTCCTCATTCATCGTTGTGACAATAACACTGTTGGCTTATGCGAGTTTATCGGATGGAAGGAGATAGAGAAATGAATTTCTACTGCACTACTGAACATTGCTCTTGCATGGGCATTAAACAGTTCTCTGCTGGCAAGGCTATCCGATGCACAGCAGAATCCTGCAAGAACAAATCTGAGCCGTCCTGCGGCTCTTGCAAATGGTACGCAGAGCCGGAGGGCGTATGCGTGAACGACCAGTCAGAACACGTTGCAGACTTCGTGTGGGACAAACGTGGATGCAAGGAATGGGAGAAGAAAGATGAAACGTCAGCAGACCTATAAAGGGCTTATTGGAAAGGGCTGGTACGACCAAAGCGAATACAGTCACTATTTTGCAGCGTGGGCAAACCACCGAAACAACTGGGCTATCCGCAAGGCTGACAATCGCAAGCTGGCAAAGGCAAGATTAAAGCAGATTGAACGCCAGCAAATCAGAAAGGAGCTGGACGAGTATGACATCAGGGGAGAAAATCAGGAAGCGAAGATATGAGCTTTCCGTAACTCGACAAGAACTTGCAAAACAACTCGGCCATAGTTCAAACTACATTGCAAATGTAGAGCTAGGCTATAGGATTCTTGGCGAGCGAGAGCTTGAAATTGTAGCAGACTATCTAAAATGTAACGCATCTGATTTAAAGTCTACGTTAATTGACCCCGCTAATGATGACTTCGGAGGGGTCTGTAACTGCGCTGTCCGCTATTGCTTAGGCAGACGGTCATATATGCCTAGCCTTGTCTGCGGATACATCACACCGCTTCTGCCGGAGCTTACCGACACGACGCTTGGTTGCTTTGAACGTGACATTGCAGAGCGCAAGCGGACAGGATTTGACTTTGGCGATTCCTGCGACTATGAGACGTGGGATGCGTTTTACAAGGCGGTTTGTAATGAGATTAAAAGGAGAAAGAAAAATGTCTTTGTTTGAAATTGTACTCGGTTTTATTTTGACGACAATGATTTGGTCGAAAAATATATAGTTCTTAGCATTTTGGACGAATACATAGACAACGTAATCTTATTGGTTTTGTGTTCGTTTTTCCGATTTAAAAGCCATTGCGGTTGTAGCAGTCAATGTTCTTTTCTTTCTCGTTGGGTTTGCAATCATCTTTAGCGTTTACGGTTATAAGTGTTGATAACACGATTTGAAGGGGGAACGTGCAATGAGAGCCAGACCGATTGATGCTAATGAACTACGTCAAAACATCGAGGCGTGGATTCAGGAGTATAACGATGGAACAATAGGTGGCTTGTCGTTAGACGATGTGCTTGATTACATCGACACTGCGCCAACAATCGAGGTGAAAGACAATGGCTAATTATCCAGAATACCTTGAACGAAGCGCACTTATTGAAAGAATCAAGAAAGCTTATTGCGATGGTTGCGAGAACTACAACGGCGTTAGATGCCGTGCTTGCGGTATTGGCGATGCCATTGACGTTGTGGAAGATGCCCCGACAGCCTTAGAGATTACCGCTAGATGGAGATGGATTATACAGGACGGTACATTTACAAGGTTCGAGTGTAGCAGATGCCACACAAAAAATCATCATACACGTTGGAACTACTGCCCAAACTGTGGAGCGAAAATGGAGAACGCGCATGGCTAACACACTTTGGCATCCAGCAAGCGAACCGCCACGAGAGCGAGCGCAGCCTTTGTTGCTTGCGACCAAGACAACGTGGCGTGATAAAGCTGGAAAAATGTTGCAAGGATTCTCGCGGACAGCATACTTTCTCGGCTGTTACGCAGATGGTCAGTTCTGGGATGAGATAGGCGAGAGACTGCCGAAAAATGTGACGGTAACGCATTGGATGGCGTTTCCGATGGTATAGGAGGGCTAAACATGACAAACAAGAAGTTTTGCATCATCGTTATGGACTTGAGCCTTTTCGACTTTGGGCCGAAACCGCCTTGTGGGTATATCAAGGCGAAGCATATTCGCCCGGCATACGGCAAAGGCACAAGGCCTGTAAAGGCGCATAAGCGAATCACGAGAACGAGAGAGGGGTTTAGAAAATGACAGAACTTAAGAGATGCCCGTTCTGCGGTGCGGAACCACCGACTGTAAAAGTGCTTCATCCACTTGACATTAACATGGCTAATTGGGTAGTCTGCGGAAAATGCGGGGTGAGCACTTCTGTAACATTTGGCAAGGAAAAAGCCATCGAAGCGTGGAATAAACGCTACAAAGAGGATTGAGCATGGAGCAGGAACACAAGCCGAGAACATCAATGATTCTTTTGCTGGAACACGTTCACGCGATGGACGAACTGACAGACGAGGAATTTGGAGCATTCATTCGCAACTATGCACAGTATGTTGAGGCTGGACTTGAGCCAGCATACGACAACGATCGTGCTATGCGGATGCTCTGGAAAGTCGTTAAGGCGTTCGATGATATGAACGTGCAGAAGATGGAAGAACGCGATAAGCGTAGACGAGAAGCAAACAAGAAAAATATAAACAAGCGTTGGAACGATAAAAAATACGAAAGCGTACCAATGGTATCACAGGATACGAATGGTATAAATGGTATACCAAACATACCAACTGATACGAATGGTAGCTTATCTGTATCTGATTCTGTATCTGAATCTGATAAAAAAGAAAAATGTGAAAAGAAAAATACCAACGAAGCAAAACGCTTCAAAGCACCGACTGTCGAGCAAGCCAAAGGATACTTCGCCGATAATGGCTACATGGAATCAGAAGCGGAGCGGTTTGTTGATCACTTCACGGCAAATGGCTGGAAGGTCGGCAAGTCGCCCATGAAGGACTGGAAAGCTGCTGCGCGGAACTGGATGCGTAACGTGAAGGACTGGAACGGCGGCTATCAGCAAACAATGGCTGAATTGCCTGACGAGGGAGACTTTCTGCGGTGAATATTGAAAATCAGACCCAATATATCTTGCTTGGAGCAGTCCTCACGTTTTCGGAATACGCCGATGTGCTGCAAGACCTTAAAATCGACGATTTTTGTCCTGAATTGCGTGATACATTCGCTGCCATTCTTGGCTATTGGGAACACAACGACAAATGGAACCCGGTAGAAGTCATGGGGCGGTACGATAACTGCAAGAAAGCAATGGGCGAATGCCTGGATGCTTTTGGTGCAGAGTTCATCCGCAACGTCACCCATGACATGATGCTTGGATGGGCTAGAATCGTCAAGGAACAGGCAGCATTATCCAGAGCCAGAGAGATTGCGTTCAAAATCGTTGATGGTTCAACAAGATACGCAGACCTGACAGGCATTTATGAGCAGCTAGGCGAAGCAATCAATTTGCACAACGAGAGAAGCGATTTCATCCCGATGTGTGACGGCATAGACAACTACATCCGCAAGCTGGATGATAAGCCAGAGTATATCAGCACAGGGCTTAGAGTGCTGGATAACAATTTGCATCTTGTGCCGGGCAACTTCGTTGTGATCGGTGGCAGACCGTCTGCCGGTAAAACTACCCTGTCCCTGCAACTTGCCTGTGAAATAGCCAAAAGCGGACGTAAGGTGGTGTACTTCAGCTTAGAGACCGACCCCGATACCCTCTACGCTCGCGTCATCGCAAACCAGCTAGGCGTACCGCTGCATATGGTCAAAAACAAAACCGTCAGCATTGACGAGCTTGACCGGCTGGCAGCCATCAAGAAATATCCGCTGTTCGTGCGCTCTGCCGCTGGTAAGGGCGTTGGGTGGATTAGAACGCAGTCCATCAGAATGCAAGCCAAAGTGGTTTTCATCGACTATTTACAGCTTATCCATCAAGCCGGAGCGAAAGACCGATACAGTGCCGTCACGGAGATCAGCATGGCACTGCATGAGTTCGCACAGTCCACAGGAACGCTGGTGGTCGCTCTTGCACAGCTCAATCGAGAGACCGCAAGAGCAGGCATCCCACCGACTGCCGCAGACCTACGAGAGAGCGGGCAGATTGAGCAGGACGCAGATGCAATCATCCTGTTGGCACAGAACGTGACAACAAAAAAGCGGCCAGAGAAGCACTATCACTTTGCGCTTGAGAAAAACAAAGAGGGCAACGTGGGGTCACTAGACATCACGTTCCAGATGGAAACACAGCAGTTCAAAGAATGCGTGTGGATGTAACATCGTTTATGCGCTCGTATCGTCACAGTAGAATAGGCAAGAAAAACAGATAACAGGGTCTGGGCGATAAAGTTACCGTCTGAACCTCATAAATATTTTTCATCAATTAACAAACGGAGGAAAACGACTATGAAAAAGATTTTGACCGTATGTGTATCCGCTCTGGCGGGCATTATGCTGATGACTGGATGCAACAAACAGGTGGTAGACTTGACGTATAGCTACTCATGGGCACAGCTGAAAATGCCTGACGGAACGATTGTCGAGGGCAAGCTGAATAGTTGGGACGATTACGAGGGCGACCAGCTGCAAGTGAAGATTGACGGTGTGACCTATCTGGTTCATTCGTCCAACGTGGTCTTGAGACATTGAAAGCGAATACAGAATCTGAGCGCATGGGCTGTCAGCAATGGCAGCCTTTTATTTTTAACTCCACGAGAAAGCCTGTTTTAAGGCGTTTTAGATGCTACGCGATAAACTTTATCGACTTCATCACAAAAACGCTCCACAGACGCTCGTAGACGTCTCTCAGCTGATGCTGATGGTATATCTTGAACTAGGCTATGCAATTAGACCGATGTAGGAGCGGGCAGAACGGCTTTTCATGGTCAGACGTGAAAGTTATCGGGTCAATCACAAAAACGCGACAGACAGGCTCTTAGACGCCTTTCCATCGATGATAGCAGCCAGATGGGCGAATGCCAACGACTATTCGTCCAATCGCAGGGCAAAGTGAGACGAAAGCAAAAGATGACTGCGACTATCAGCAAAATGCGTTTGAATGCAAATGGATGCACATGATGCGTTTGCATTCAATCTTCCCCCCTTTCTTCCCCCTCTTTCCCCTACAACCCCTATTACCCCCTATAATCCCCCTAACTCCCCCCTCAAACAAATAAATTGTTTGAGGCCCCCACGCCAAAATGGTGCGACAACTGCGACAACTGAAAATGACAACCAAACGTCTTGCGAAAGGTTCTTTCCCCCTACAACCCTCTATCTCCAAAGCTACACCGTTAGCCAGCAGAGCAGACCGTAGACGAGAACTGGCGTGAGATTCGGATTGGTGGATGGTCTACGACTATTCCAGACATGGAGAATTGACTTCATTTTGTAGTCGGTTGAATATGTAGAAATGTTGCATAGCTGTATGAGCGGTTGATTACAAATTGAAAGCGACTGACCAGTCGGATAGTCTTGTTAGATAGTTAAAAGTATTGAGGTATTTGCCAAATGGGTAATCCTAGTTAGTTGGTATGATATGATTGTAGTTGTCGGCAATTAAATCGGAGAAGAACGAACCTAATTGGATGATGCGACTATTCAAGCAGAATAATAGTTAAAAAGATTGAGTAATTATCTGCGACTATTATAATAAGTACGATGGTTAAATATTTTGAGGTAATGCGATTGGGATTAGAATTGACAGGTGTCTTGACACATATTGATTTTTGGAGGTGTCGGACGACTTAGCGACTATCGCACCTTTCTTTCTCTAAAAGGCAAACGACTATTTCACACAAAAAATACACGACTATTTGACGATGGTTCGCAAGAAAACGCTACGACTATTACTCTACGACTATCAGTGAGCTGTTTGCTACTATACTATATATAGGACTTTCAAAATCTAGTTGTCTGATGACTTACGACTATTCTGCGACTATTTTATTGGAGAAACTACGACTATTGGCTACGACTATTCCGGCTGGAACGCTACGACTATTGCTGACCTCTATTAGCTATCGGGCGAAAGCCCGAAAAGAGTTGCGGCGGTAGCCGCCAATGGTTCCGCGCCGCCCGTGCCAGGAAGAAAGCATAATGCTAGGCTAATGCCAGGCTAACCAGGTGCCAGGCTAGTGCCAGGCGTGGGAAACATCAAAACCCCGCCGGGCTGGCATGGTTTGCGATGTGTTGCACCGTCTGGCATGGATCTATAACAGGGGCACACCGCTACGCCCTTATATACATTATTATAATAGGGCGGCTGTGCTGTCCTGTATAGCGTCCGGCGTGGCGCTGGTATCTGGTATGCGCTGGAGGTGCTGCGTCGCTGTGATGTGCTCCAACGTGTCGCAGGTGGTATTATAGCCGCTTGTGTCGGTCTGGTATCGCGGGCGGTGGAATAGGGAAAATCGCATGAAAAGCGCCTGTAAAGCCACGTGTGCCGTTTTGCTGTGTGAGCTGTATAACTGCATGAACAGAACAAAACGCGCTGTAAACGCTTGTATGGGCTGCATTGCATCTGGACAAAATAAAAGCCCTGCACCCTCAGCAGATGCAAGGCAAAAGAAAAGCCCGGCCATTGCTGACCGGGTGGAATGTTTCTTATTTGGACGCTTTAAACAGCGCTGAGAAAAACCAGAAGCAAAACAAGACACAAGATAATATCACTTGTCGTACCCCCTCAGACCACGCTAAAACGCTTGTAAACGGTCTTTTTGCTGCATTCTGCATAAATATCCTGGTGCGCTGCCTGCAAAAGCTTGCTATCGAGTTGGACACTTTGCACGTCCTTATACATCACCTTGCAGGCGCCTGCGATAACCTCCGGTGCTCCCTGCATCATAGCAATTATTTCATCCCGCAGGCTGTTCCGCATCTGCTCCGCTTGTTCTGCAAGCCGCTTATATTCCCGATACTCGTTACACTTGCATTCTAGGTCAGTCATTTTTAACCCTCCATATAAAACGCGGCGTATTTTCCCGTTTTTGCGTTTGTGCAATTATAATACTCAAATGACGCTACCACGTTGTTAAAATCGTTCCGTGCTCCTATGTCATCGATAATAAATCGTTCCCGGCTTTTTCGGTTTGTTGTATAGGGGTATTTCGGAACAAAATTTACCTGGCAAATTGCCACCGTCAACCCGTTCACATATGCCGCGCATGCCTGATTTTTCGGGACACGTTTCCACGTTTTTCCGTTGCTTGTAAAGCTGCGTTTTTTCATGTTTAAGTCCTCCCTCAGCTGTTTAAAATAGCAATCATAACCAATGCACCGGAGATCATGCCGCCCACATACCAGAGGGCTGCCAACTGGGAAAAGTCAAGTGCGATCATATCACTGCACCCCCTTGCAATACAGGCCGTTGGCGCGGCAGATAGTGCGGATACGGTTGCAAGCCTGATGCAGTGCGCGGGCTTGCACGTCAAGCCACGTTTCCCGGCTGTTGGGGGCGTTCATGCCGTTATCGGTGCGCTTGAGTTCGGACGGAGTGCAGACGCGGGCGGCAATATCAGCATCATAGCAGATGGAGCAACCGCCGTTACTGTACTGCGCCCAGCAGTTTGCACCGTTGAGCGCCCACCGCTCAAGCTCTGCGCCGTCAATGGGCAGGCGCTCCATATTGTCCGCACCTTCCTGCACATCGTCCAGCAGGTCGAGAGCGTACAGTGTGACGGCCTTATCCCATGCGCTGCGATCGTGGCGGGCGTTGAGTTCGGCGCGGATGGTATCTGCAAGTGCGGTATAGTCGATGGTCTTTTTCATGATTTTGTCCTCCTGTTTTGGTTCGATGTGGTTGTAGTCCATATTTATCTGGACTGATTATATTATATCCATATATATATGGATTGTCAATGCTTTCGGCAAAATATATCCATATAAATATGGATAAAAATAAATGTCCGAAATTGTACACTTTGCCGGACGCATTGCAGGCAGTACAGCACCCGCCACCGTACCGATCGCCCCCGCGTAGTCTGCCTTGCATCTGGCACGGCCTGCGCTGCTGCGTGTGCTGTGCAGTCCGTCCAAGTGCGCTGGGGCTGGGGTCTCCACCGGCGGGGCATACAGGTAACGCCGGGGGTGGGGTGGGTCATGCCCGCGATAAAATTTTTCAAAGAAAAAGGCGTTTTCGAGATTCCCCTTACCAACATCCACCCACCTTCACAAAACGAAACCCATCCGATTGTGCAAGTCTCCAAAAATTTCAAAAATAACAAAAAGGCCCCTTTCGGAACCTAGATTGTGCTATAATCAGCTAAAGGCAACATACCAAAGAAAGGAAGAATCAAAAATGAGAAAGAGAATCGTTGCGGCAGTCCTGATGGCTATCTTGGCTTGCATTATGTTGGTTGGCTGCGATAGCGGAGACTTTGCGCCTGAAATCAGCGAGGGTGCTTATAAGGCGCAGTGCCGGCAGATGGATTACAAGGAACTGTTCCGCTATCCCGATAAGTACAAAGGAACTAAGGTTATGGTCAAGGTCAGGGTTGCACAGATTGTAAGCGCAAACTTTTCCGGCAGCAGGAAAGCATGGAGAGCCTACACCGATAACAGCGGATACGGATTCTATGCAGATGATGAGTATTATATGCTGGACAAGCGTGGTGGCGACGCTGTGAAGATTCTGGAAGATGATATTATCACCGTCTATGGTGAGTTTACCGGGCTTGAGAAAATCACTAGAGCGTTGACTGGCACGACCGATGAACTCCCGCGCATAGAAGTGAAGTACGCAGACCTCGCAAAATAATCCACAACACAAAAAGCCAGCGGCTAGATATTCTCTAACCACTGGCTTTTCTTATGGGCTGTTTACTTTTTCAATGCACTGGTCACGTTCGGCATCGGCATCCAATAGTTAATGTCACGCATGACAATCTTGCCGTTGTCGCACAGGTACGGTCTCAAATCGCCGTATTCGTCTGCTTCGTAGGAGAGATAGCCACACGCAACCTTTTTCCCGTTGCAAGCGATCACTCGCCCATTGTAGGTTTCTCCAACGTCAGGCGTTCTCCAAAGCCACTCCATGTTTTCCAGAGTGTCGCTAATGTATTCGTCAAGGTTTTCGTACTTATCGCCGTTAACCATATCCATTCTCCTTTCACATGGGCATCTGGGTCTGGCCGTTCGTGACCTGAACCAACATAACAGAGTTTGCGCACGGTCTCCACTTCTTGATGTACTCGACAGCTTCATCAAACCGTTTCTTCGGCACGTTGTTTCTGCTGTTCACGTTGAACCAGTCCTGAATGTCCCGGTTGCATTCCATGAACAATTTCTGAGAAACGCTACGGCTCTTGTAGGCCGGGCTGTCCATGCCGCCAAGAGCGTTGATGACCACCGTGTTCACGACACGCTTCAACACACGCTGCTGGTTGTAGTCGATGGTCATAGTGTTCTCAAGAGCGGAAATACGCTGCTCCTGCTTCATGGTGCGCTGGTCAATCACAAGGATTGCTTGCAGTTCCTTAGAAAGCCCTGCGAACTGGTTGACTGCCACGTTCTTCTCAAGGTCAATCAGTTTCTGTCGAATCTCCATGCCCTCAGGTGTCCGCTGAATCATTGCAATGTGCTTTGCCATGTCCAGCTTGATGATGTGGTCGATTTGAACCTGTGGCATTTTACGCCCATCTTCACGGTGAACATTTTTGTTCTCCGTGAAATAGTCCGTGCCATCGACAAACCCGTATTCCACCATACGGGGAAACCAGATGTGATAAGGGGTCTTGATTTTGAGCTTTTCGTGCAGTTCCCGACCCAGTACAACCTTTTCGCCAGTGTCGGTGTCGTACACAGGGATAACATCTTCGGAGAAAATTCGGATGGTTTTGAGATTATTATTCATAGAAATTTGACCTTTCTATCTTGCGAGAGTAGGCCATCTCTGGTATAATAACCCAAAGAGGGTCTATACTCTCTGAGTGTTTCATAAGACGTTCGCTGTGGTCGGCAAACTTTAGCGAGCGTCTTATTCTTTTTCATCATCAGGCATGGGGTACTTCTCAAGGTAGGCATCTCGGACGGCCTGTGACAGCGATACGCGGCACTTCTTGCAGTGCTCCACCAGCAACTCATACTGACGATCAGTAAAGCCAACGGCTACCTGATGGCGGTATGCTTCGATGTAGGGACTTCTTGCCATGTTCTCATCTCCTTTCTTTGAGGTGCATTAAGTTTAATTGCAAAATGTAGTAAAGTCAAGCGGAAATAGACCCACGAAACACTACATTTAGTGTTCGTTCATCTTGACAAACCACTTTCTACGTTTTGCACAAAACTCAGCCCTTATTTTTGGTTGCTCCCGCTTCGTACCCTGCCCGGTAGTTCAGTTCGGACAGCTTACCCAGCGCTTCTGCGTACTCCCTATCCTCACTGGTCGGCTCTTTGCCGTGGGCGAGGGTTTTCAGAAATTCTTCGGTTTTCGTCGGAAAGTTCATGCTTTTTGCTCCTAACTCTTGCGGAGAGCAGCCCTTTTTGGTATAATAGATTCCGAAAAGGGAGACTGCCCCCTTGGTGGTTGCAGGTTCTCGTTTCGTGATGTGGATAAGCTATCAGTGGCTTCGTGGTGGTTGCGGCTGGTAGCTTATTTTTTTATGCCTTGATGTTCTCAACGTAGGATGCTACCCACTCGATACCCATGCGGATAACATCGACTTTTGAGATGCCCAATGCCTTTGCGCTGCTCTCCATGCTTGCGATCTGGTTCTCAGTGAGCCGAGTGCTTATCATGCGCAGCTTATCACGTTCCGAGGTTTCTGCTCGTCTTGCCAAGCCTATCACCTCGCTTTCGCTGAAACAAGTATAAAGCGTGAAAATATGCTTGTCAAGACCCAAAGTTTTACGGAAATGAAGTTTTGCGGAATTACTCCTTATTATAGAAAATTTTCTACCTGATTGTGATTAACTAAGAAAACATCCTTATACTACTCTAGTATGTATAAATACATACTAGAGTATATTTATATATAATATAAGCGCAAGCAAAGAAAGTCCAGAAATATCTTGACATCCAGAAATATCTTGATATAATAGAATCAAGAAAGGATGGCGAAGAAAAATGACGGCAAGTGAAGCGATAAAGGAAATTTTGAAATTGAAGGAATTGAACCAAGCGAAGTTAAGTGATATGCTTAACATTCCGCTTAAAACCTTGAATGAACGTCTAAGGCACAAAAACATTAGTGTCAACAAGCTGGATGAAACACTAAGGGTTATGGGATACAAGATTATGGTAGTCCCTCGTGAGACAAAAGTCGAAAATGGGTTTGACATCAAGTGATGGGTGAAAAAAATGCGTTACTTCTTAGCTAGAGTGTCTAGTAAGGAGCAAAGCCTTGCAAGACAGCTTAAAATCGCACGAGATCGGTTCGATATCCCGGACGAGAATGTATTTTGTGATAAAATGACAGGTAGCAGCTTTGACCGTCCGCAGTATAAACGATTGAAAGAGACTGTCAAGGCTGGGGATGAAGTCATCGTCAAGGAATTTGACCGATTCGGGCGTGACAAAGACGAAATGAAGCGAGAACTTCAATGGTTCAAAGAAAAAGGCGTGATTGTTCGCATTCTCGACATTCCGACCACGCTTATTGACTTCCAAGATCAGACGTGGGTGCTGGAAATGGTAAACAACATCCTTATTGAGGTTTTGGGCGCAGTAGCTGAACAGGAACGAAAGAAAACCAAGCAACGTCAGGCAGAGGGCATAGCTGCCATGCCTATTGTTGATGGCAAGAGAGTGTCGGCCAGAACAGGCCGTAGCTTTGGCAGACAGGAAAAGCAAGTTGACGAGCAGCAGTTTGAAAGCCTATTAGAGCAACAGCAAAAAGGCAAAATTACCGTAAAAGAGTGCTGCAAGCAGCTTGGCATCGGGAAATCCACTTGGTATGAGCGTGTCGAAAGATACGCAAATAAAAATAGCGGCAGCCCAACCACAAGCCACCGCTAAGAGTACACCAACTTCATCAAAACAGGAAAAAGAATGGTGCAACCATAGTATACCATTCTTTCTTCTAATAAACAAGGAAAACTAAAATAAAAAAGCGGCGGCTCACCACAAGCCGCTGCTACAAACAAAAGACCACCAATCCCTCAACAGGATGATAGTACATGAGTATTATACCATTTCTGTTGAGGTGTGGCAATATAAAATCAATAGAAAAGGTATACTAACATGAAAAAATCTAATTTGATAGCAGATTCTCCTTATGGGCATTTAATTGTAGCGGATGGAAAAATCAAACTACGTTCAGTGTTCGATTTTCCCGGATGCACAGAACTGTTCTCGTTTTTGTATGTTTGCGAACAAGTAAATTGCACTGTCGAATTTGAAAACGAGGAAATTATCGTAGAACCAAAAAATACGGATAACGCGATTCAAACTATGCTCGCGGTTTATGTTTCGTTTGGTCAAGACGATACAATCTTTAAAAGATACATAAACTATTTGACGAAACTCGGTTCGAATGGAAAGCGTGAGCCGACTATTTGCGGTGAGTAAAAGGAGATTGCTATGAAACAGATGAATTGGGAAGAATCGGAAGGTTGCAATCGGTTCATAAAAAACATAACCGCTGGTATATTAGAGTATGTTCTTGAAGTTGGAATTGACGAAGCGGTCAAAGAATGCGTCAAGGACAATCCGCTTTTGGAGAAATGCCCTCATCTTGAATCCTACGCAAAGGAACACGGATTTATCTAACCCGCCAGACATGGTATCGGATTGCCGAACAGAACAGGTGAATCTATGAAGAAAGGGCTTTACAAGCGCAGGACAACAGGTGAATGCCGCTATTGCGATTATAGATGCCGAAAGGGTCACAGATGCTCGTGGTATAAGCGGTATGTGAAGAAAACCATCGGGTCTGGATTGAAGCGAATTTTTGGCATTGTTTGCAACCTAGAATAAAACCGAATGAGAAAGGAGAATACATTGAAAACGATTGACGGAAAATATGCGTCCGCAAAGGTGTTCACGGACAATATTGAAGATAAGGCATCTGAGCAGATTCTAACGCTTTGCAACCAGAGCTTTGTTGACGGATGCAAAATTCGCATTATGCCAGATGTTCATGCTGGTTCCGGGTGCGTAATCGGGTTTACGGCAAACTTGGGCAAGAAAGTCATTCCGAATATTGTAGGCGTGGACATTGGCTGTGGGATGCTTGTCGCTGAACTTGGAATTGAACACATCGACCCGAAAAAGTTAGATAAAGTAATCAGAGAACGAGTTCCGGCTGGAATGAATGTTCACGAATCGCAGAAAATGTCGGATTCTTTTCTTAGCCAGCTTGACTGCAAAGATAGCCTGCATAATGTTGACTGGATTCTTCGCAGCATGGGTACTTTGGGCGGCGGCAATCATTTTATCGAGCTGGACGAAGATGAAGAAAAAAACCAGTACCTTGTTATCCATACTGGAAGCCGAAATCTCGGAAAGCAGGTTGCCGAGTACCATCAAAGCGTAGCTATTTCAAATCTTAAAGGAAAAAACAAAAGAAAAGACGCCACAGAACGTCTGATTGCGGAACTGAAAGCGCAGGGTCGTGAACAAGAAATCTCGCAAAAAATCAAAGAATTTGATGTTCAGTTTCCTGATATTCCAAATGAGCTTTGCTATCTTGAAGGCGAAGAACGTGATTCTTACCTTAATGATATGCGGATTTGTCAGGCTTTTGCAAGGATGAACAGAGCAAGAATTATGCATACCATTTTAGACGGCGTTGGAATCAATTCTATGCTGACCCATGCGTCTTTCTTTGAAACCGTACACAACTATATTGATGAATCGGACGATATTATCCGAAAAGGCTCCGTATCTGCTAGAGAGGGCGAGAAGCTGATTATTCCTCTTAATATGAGAGATGGAAGCCTTATCTGTGTTGGTAAGGGCAATCCTGATTGGAATTTCTCTGCTCCGCATGGTGCTGGCAGACTATATAGCAGAACAGCGGCTAAAAAAGCATTCAGCGTTGAGGAATACCAAAAGCAGATGAACGGAATTTATACTACGTCAGCCGATGAATCCACGTTGGATGAATGCCCGATGGCATATAAGCCAGCGCAGGAAATTATCAACGCAATCTCTCCAACCGTTGATATTGTAAAGCATATTAAGCCGATTTACAATTTCAAAGCTGGAGAATAAAACCGAATATTTGATTTTTGTGCAGTTGTAGGCACTCTTTACATTTTCAGGTAGGGGGTGCCTATTTTTTATGCAGCCAAAACAGTGTATCGCCATCATTGACAGCATTAAAGCGTATGCAAAGCAGAATCCGACCGAAGCACAGGTCTACGAGGACTGGTTTCAGGCGGTGGTGAACCTGAGAGACGCCCTGCCGCAGGACAAGCGGTTCGATGCCTACAAATACTCCGGTGAGCTGCGCTCTGTCTGTGCAGCCATGATGGGCAAGATGAAAACAGGCGAGGACGTGGCGAAAGTCTATGACATTATCGGTCGGACGTACCTGTTTGAAGCAAAAGATGTGTTCGACAGCTATTGCATCTACCTTGAATGGAACCGTGCGCCGGAGAAGAAGTTCTATCAGCCGCGCAGGCGCATTCTGCACACGCTTGTCAATGACCTTGAGGACTTGTTTTTCCATCGTGTAGATTTCTTGGGAATCTCGATGGCTCCGAGAACCGGAAAATCAACTCTTTGTATATTTTTCATCACATGGTTGATGGGCAACCGCCCTGACGTTGCATCGGTTATGAGCGGACATTCCGATAAGCTGACCAATGGCTTCTACGGGGAAGTGCTGTCCATTATCACCGACCCCGTGACCTACAACTGGGGCAAAATCTTCCCTGACGTTCAGCTTGTGGACAAAAGCGCAAAGGACGAAAGTGTTGACCTGAACCGAAAGAAGCGCTTCCCCACCCTGACTTGTCGTTCCATCGGCGGCACGTTGACTGGTGCTGTTGAAATCGGTGAGGGCGGCGTTCTGTATAGCGATGACTTGATTGAGGACTTGGAGGAAAGCCTGAACGTTGAGCGTCTAAACAACAAGTACGATGCCTATTTGAACCAGTTGAAAGACCGTAAGAAGCAAGGCGCATTGGAGCTGATGGTCGGTACACGCTGGAACGTGCTTGACCCTCTGGGACGCATCCAGAACCAATATGCAGACAACCCGAAGTACAGATTCCGCGTGATTCCTGCGGTGGACGAGAACGGAAACAGTAACTTCAATTATGACTATGGCGTCGGGTTTGACGATGCCTACTATGCTGACATGAAAGCCAGCATTGATGATGCAACATGGTGGGCAAAGTACATGGGCAAGCCCTATGTGCGCGAAGGTCTGCTGTTCCCTGCCGATGAACTGCGGTATTTCAACGGCGTTCTGCCTGATGGAGAACCAGACAGGAAACTCATGGTCGAAGATATTGCTTGGGGCGGCGGCGATTTTACATCCGGCCCCATCGCCTATGTTTATAATGGTTCTGTGTTTATTCCCGATGTTGTTTTCAATAATGGCGATAAAACCGTTACCAAACCTGAAACGGTCGGAAAAATTATTCAACATAAATTGAACACATACAGAGGTGAAGCTAATAATGGTGGCGATGAATACTGCGATAGTATAGACAGTATGCTTCGGCAGCAAGGCTATCACTGCTCTGTCCGTAGCCAGCGTGCGCCAAGTAATCAAAGCAAGCTGTCAAGAATCATCCAGTATGCGCCGGACATCAAACGGTTCTATTTCCTTGACGAAAAACACCAGTCGAAAGAGTACAAAGCGTTCATGGAACAGTTAACGATGTTTACGCAGCTTGGCAAAGTTCCGAACGATGATGCACCGGATAGTTTGGCACAGCTTGCCGATGAATTGTACAACGGAATCAGTAAAATTGAGCCTGTCAAGAGGCCATTTTGATTAAAAACACAATATATTGTGTTCGCTGGGTCTATTTATTTGATTTCACCACTTGACAAGGCTTATAATGTACGCAGGAAGTTTTGCAGCTTCCCTTAAAGGAATAGCTTGCACGCGGGGTTTTGTCATTTTACTCGCGTGCACGTCAACAAGCATATTCCTCCTTTCACCGGTGGAGGTTTTCTCACTCTTTCACCTTCACCGGACTTTATATGTTGCGTTTCCAATTGTTTGGGGAATGTCAGCCTGTCTCCCCCATGGCTGGCAAGCAACGGTTCGATTCCGTTACGCAGCACAACCAACTACCTAGCTTTGCATGGACTTATTCTCCAAAACCTCCACCGCTATTCCCGGCTCTCAATGTGATGTTTAGGCATGACATTGCAAAGAGCAGCGGTTAACCAATCAAGCCGGGTTTCTATGTTGCATTAGCTCAGTTAGGCTAGAGCACCCGGCTCATAACCGGACATACATTGGTTCAAATCCATTATGCAGCACCAAAATTGCAGCTTACCCGTTTTACGTCTGTCCGACAACTGAATGTAAAGGCTGCAATGGTTTTCTTCGGGCGAAGAATAGCACGGCTGGAAGTGCGAACAGTTTCCCAGTAGCTTCTGACAGGTCTGTGCTCAACAGCCTGTTTCCAGAAATCCAACGAAAGGAGCGCTCATGCTAGTTAGAATCTGTTGCCCTTGTATCAGGCAGAATCCAATCTATAAAAACGTCCGTTGCAACCGCTATCTTGGCGAAGTAGACGGACGATACCATTTCAAGTGCGACAGATGCAAGGGCGTTATCGAAGGAGACACAAAGGAAGGATGGGTGAAAATCATCCATCCGCCGGAAAAGTAAATAGCTTTTGAAGCGCAGTTTTGGCGCAGTGAGATAGACCTTAACAGGTTTGTCTTGCTGCGCTTTTTATTTTGCCAGAAAGGAGGAACGCATGGCTGAGTATCAGATAGTTGTTGACGGCTTTTTGAATGAGCCGCTGACCGGACGTAGACCGATTGAAACGCCAGAAACGGAAATCAATCGCGCAAACGTGCTGAAAGTAGTTATGGGTAATGCAGATCCTATTCATCTGTTGAACAAGAGCGAGATTCGCTTTCTGCACAACTACTACTTGGGTAGCCAGCCTGTCCTCCATCGCACGAAGGAGTACCACGCTGAAATCACCAACCGCATTGTAGAGAATCACGCAAACGAGTGCGTTGGCTTCTACACAGGCTACATGAGCGGCACCCCTTGCTCTTATGTGCGGTCTGAAACGGCAACTGGTGACGGCGAGGAAATCGCCCGCCTGTCCAACGCCTTGCAGTATGAGGGCAAGGATGCACTTGATCGGCGGCTCTGGCAGTGGATGTTGGAGTGCGGACATGGATACCGCATTGTTCTTCCTGACAAGGGATACAACGGAAACTACCCGGACGAAACACCCCTGCTGGTGGATGTTCCAGACCCGGATATGGCGTATGTGATTTACAACTCCGGCATTGGCCACAAGCCTATCGCCAACGTGCTACACATCCCACGCAATTATCAGAATGACCTGAACGACCTGATTTGCGTGTATACGCCAAACCAGTATTTTGAAATCGACAACGGCAAGGTAACGAAGTCGGAGAATCACTCTCTCGGAATGCTGCCGATGGTCGAATATAAGCTGAACCCGGAGCGAATGGGTCTGTTTGAACCGGCAATCCCTGTGCTGGATGCCATCAACGACCTTGAAAGCAACCGCCTTGATGGTGTGGCACAGTTCATCCAGTCCATCATGGTGTTTACAAACTGTCTTGTGGACAAGGATGCTCTCGACCAAGTGAAGGAACTTGGTGCAATGTGCCTGAAATCCACTTCGGGTCTGCCCGCTTCTGTATCGCAGATTGCAAACGAGCTTGACCAGCAGCAGAGCCAGACCCTGCTTGATTCCATGTTGAACGTGTACCGCAGTTTGACTGCCATGCCCAGTGCCACTGGAAGCGAGAACGCAACGTCTGACAACGTTGGCGCAGTTATCGTCCGCAACGGCTGGAATCACACCGAAGCAAGGGCGCAGCAGTACGAGAATATGTTCAAGTTCTCGGAACGCCAAAGCCTGTCTGTGATGCTGAAAATCTTGCGTGACACGGCTGGTTCTAAGCTGATGGCAAGTGACATCAACATCAAACTGCCCCGCCGTCAGTACGATAACCAGCAAAGCAAGGTTCAGATTTTCGCACAGATGATTCAGCAGCCGATTGACCCGCAGCTTGCGTTCACCACGCCCGGTCTGTTCCCTGATCCGCAGGCTGCTTATGAAATGAGCAAGCCATTTTTGATTGCCGCTGGCAAGCTGGGCGAGGACGGGAAAGCGCCGAAGCCGCAGGAACAACCTAAACAGGATGCTACCGACACAAATGCCGGGAACATGGCAGACAAACAGTCTGCCGATACCAATAAAGAAACAGAGGGCGAATAGCCCTTTGCTATAAACACGGCAGGGAAGCCGGGATACAAATTTCGCAGCGTTGCAGGGAAGCAACGGTAAAAAAACGCAGGAGGAAATTAACAATATGAAACTCAATGTGTTGCTTGGTGATGCCTACAAAGAGGGCATGACAGCCGATGAAATCATTTCTGCGCTTGAAAAGGTTGCAGACCCTAACGCAGAAATCGAGAAGCTGCGTAACGCCGTGACGAAAGCAAACGGCGAAGCTTCTGAGTACAAGAAGCAGCTTAAGGCAAAGCGTACCGATGACGAGAATGCCGCACAGGAACAGGCTGACAAGCTGGCTGAGATGCAGAAGCAGATTGAAGCCCTGACTGCCGACAAGGAAAACCTCGTCAAGGAAAAGACCCTTGCATCTTACCGCGAAAAGTTCGTTGCACAGGGTTATGACGCTGAACTTGCCAGCAAAGCTGCATCTGCACTGGCCGACGGTGACATGGACAAGGTGTTTAAGTTCCAGTCGGAGTTTATGACCGCACACGACACCGCTTACAAGGCTTCTCTGCTGAAGGATATGCCCACACCTCCGGGTGCGGATGGCAAGGGCGGTTCTGACAGCGAAGGCGTTGCGTTTGCTAAGAGCCTTGCACAGCAGAACGCAAATACTTCTAAGGCATCGAGTGACGCAATGAGTGCTTTCCATTAACAAGGAGGAAAACATGAAGTTTACCCGAAACACGGTCAACGGAATCAACGATACCATCCTTGCTTCCAATGACTACACCGCCATTCCCTTTACCGTGACAGAAACTGCTGCGGTTAAGGCTGGCTACCCCATGACGCTGGCTGGCAAGAAAGCTGTTGCTGCTGGCGAGACTGGTTCTAAGACCATCAATGCTGACGGCATCCTGCTGTATGACGTTGACCCGGCAGAGAACCCCAACGCTGCCCTGCTGATTCGTGGTGTTATCGACACCAAGAAGGCAGCAGCAAGTTCCAGCTTCACCTTTGACGCTGACGCAATCAAGGCACTCAAGACCGCCGTTCCCGGCATCTTCTGCCGTGACAACATCAGCGTGAACGCTTAATAGGAGGTAAAACAACATGGCACTGAATCTTAAGGAAGTCTTTGCCCCGGCTGCGATTGCCGCCTATTGGACGAACGACCCCACTAATGCGATGCCCTTTGCATCTGACGCACTGTTCCCCGCCAAGAAGAAGGCCGGTCTCGACCTGAAGTGGCTGCGTGGTCACAAGGGCGTTGGCGTTTCCCTGATGCCAAGCGCATTTGACGCAAAGGCGACGTTCCGCACTCGCGAGGGCTTCAAGTTCGATGAGACTGAGATGCCGTTCTTCCGTGAGGGCTACCATCTGGGCGAGAAAGACCGTCAGGAAATCCTGCGTGTTCTGGACAGCAACGACCCCTATGCCCGTGATGTGATGAACCGTCTGTACGATGACACCGCTCAGCTTATCACTGGTGCTCGTATCGTGCCTGAGCGCATGATCTGGCAGCTTCTGGCTCCCGCCAATGGCGCTCCCGGCATCACCATCAAGGCAAACGGCGTGAACTACACCTACAATTACGACCCGGACGGCGGCTGGAAGTCCACCAACTTTAAGGATATCAGCGGTGTCGCTAAGTCTAAGTGGTCTGCTGCCACCGCCACTCCCATTGCTGACCTGAACGCTGCAAAGGATGCTGTTCTGGCAAGCGTGGGTGAAGTCGTGACTGAGGTGTACATGAACACCGCCACCTTCCGCAACATGATCGCTGCGGACGAGGTGAAGAATCGGTTTATGACTGTCACCGCAAAGGCAAACGCCGTTCTGCTGGACAGCGAAGCACGGCAGATTATCGAATCTGCAACCGGCCTGACCATCCATCTGTATGACAAGATGTTTAAGGCAGACCAGTACAGCGCAAGCGAGAAGTACCTGCCTGACGGCATGGTGGTAATTGCTCCTTCCGGCGCTCTGGGCAGCACTTGGTACGGCACTACTCCTGAGGAAGCCGACCTTCTGTCTGGTCAGTCTGGTGCATCCGTGTCCATTGTGAACACCGGCGTTGCCATTACAACCGAGTTGACTGTCCACCCGGTCAATGCCAACGTCTACGCTTCCGAAATCGTCCTGCCGTCCTTTGAGCGTATGGACGCTGTGTACTGCATCAAGGCTTACTAAGGCGAAAGGAGGAAAGCAGCATGGGAGACCAGTATTCTGAAGCGGCAGTCAAGCTGGGGCAGTACATCGCCCCAGCACTTGACCGTGAAATCACGGACGAGGACTACCCACTCTTCGACCTGCTGCTTGATTTCGCCAAAGACAAGATATTTGCACAGGGCTACCCCTTCGGTAACAGACCGGACGAGTTGCCATTGCAGTATCAGTCGTTGCAGATACGCATTGCAGCGGAACTGTACAACCACATCGGCGCAAACGGACAGACGAGCTATACCAACAATGGCACAACTCGTGTGTGGGAAAGCTCCGATGTGGCGCAGTCCTTGCTAAATGAAGTGGTTCCGAGAGTAGGTGTTATCGGCTGATGTTCAATGGAAGCCCGCTGGATAAACGCCCGCTGTGGTATTCAAACCCGGTTGGTGAGAAAACGCCTGTTGTGGACGAGTGGGGAAACGAGACTGGCGAATCCGCATACGAATCGTGGAGCGACCCCGCAAAGCTGATGCTGAACGTCAGCCCGCCTACTGGTTCTGCGGAAGCAAACCCTTTTGGAGCGTTCACGGATTACAGCTATGTTGTCAGTTCGTCCAGCAAAAAGCGCAACACACCGCTTTATGAAGGTACGCGCGTCTGGTTTCAGACGGACATTTCAAAGCCCTTCAATTACATTGTGGTCAAAGTCGCAGAGCATATTACAGACACGAAGTATGCGCTGAAAGAGGTGGCTGCAAGTGAAAATTAAAGTGAGGTTGAGCGATGCCGGACTTAAACAGGCTGAGGAAGATATTCGCAAATACAAGACCACCCTGAACCAAAAAGCACAGTTGTTTGCAAGAGCGCTTGCAGATAAAGGTCTTGCTGTTGCCAAAATTCGTTTTGCTAACGCTCAATATGCCGGTAAGAATGACGTCAGGTGCGAAGTTGTCCAAAACGGCGCTTCTTGCACCATCTTAGCGGAGGGGCAAGCGGTTGCTCACATCGAGTTTGGTGCCGGCGTTACACATCAGGGCTGGGGCGCTGCTGGAACAGTCGGCCCCCTTCCATTGCCTGATAACATCGGGGAGCATGGCACATACGGCAAAGAAAACGGCAAGCACAAGCGCTGGTACTACTACGGAGAATCCGGCAATGCCGGAACCTATGTGGATACCGTTCCCGGCAAAGGTCAGTTGAATTACACCAGTGGCAACGATGCAGCTATGGCTATGTGGGGAGCTGTTGAGGAAATGGCTTCTCAGGTCGAAGCAACGTGGAGGGAGGTTTGGAATAGTTGATTGATTATTTTAACTCTATCTACACGGCTGTTGCCAAGGAACTGCGAAAGCAAGTGCCCGGTATCTTAGTCACTAGCGAAATTGATGACCGCCCTGTTAAGAGGTTTCCGTGTGTGCAGATAGAGGAAAACAACAATTTGCCTGTACATATTGATTCTGCTGGTCACAGCAAGTACGCTGCTGTTTCCCTGCGTGTGCGGGTCTACTCTAACAAGAACACCGGGCGCATTGCAGAAGCACGCTCCATTGTAGGCATCGTGGATTCTGTTCTTGAACCGCTTAAAATTTATCGCAAATCGTTTGCCCCATTGAATGGGCTGTATAACAATTCCGTCTATCGGATTGCTTGCAGCTACGGGGCAACAATCGGAGAGGACGGAATGATTTACCGAAACTAAGGAGGTAAACATTCTATGAGTACTGCTATCTCCGGTCTGAATACCACCCTTTACTGTGGCGACAGCGCAACCGCTCTGACGAAGCTGTGCGACATCAAGGATGTGCCCGACCTGATCTCTGACCCGAACCTTCTGGATGCAACCACCCTGTCTGATGGTATGCAGAAGCAGATTTTTGGCATCGTTCAGGCTGACACCAAAGCCTTTACTGCCAACTACAACAAGACCGACTACGCCGCCGTCAAGGCTGTTGGTTATGACGATACCTCTGAGAGCAATGTAGACAAGTACTACGCCCTGAAAATGCAGGATGGTTCCGGCTTCACTTGGCAGGGTATGCATCAGGTCGGTCTGTCCGGCTTTGGCGTGGACGAGGTTGTGGAGATGACTATCAATTGCATCTTCCACTCCACCCCGAAGTTCAGCGAGAGCCTGACCATTAATGGCGGCTAAACCGCAAAAATCGAATCAATCAAACCGGGCAGAACTGAACAACGGATTTGGTTCTGCCCCTATTTATAAAGGAGAGCATTTATTATGGCTGCTAAGGTTATCAACTTTCATTCCCCCGATGGCAAGAACACTTACGAGCTGACCTTCACCCGCGAGAGTGCCGAAGCCACTGAACGCAACGGCTTCCAGATTTACGAGTTCTCCAATGGCATCAACCCCATCAAGAACACTTCCACTCTGTTCTATGGCGCGTTCATTGCCCGCAACAAGGGCATCAACCGAAAGACGGTCGATGATATGTTTGTGCACACTGAGAACAAGGAAGGTCTGATTGCTGCCTTGATGGAGATGTACGCGAATTCTATCAAGGCTCTGATTGCCACCGATGAAGAGGACAAGACCGCAAAAAACGCAACGTGGGAGATTGTGTAACCTCACAGTCTCAAGAATCGGACAGCAATACAGAACCATTCTCTGTGTCTAAGCTGTTCCACGATGTAGAAGCCTATTATATCTCTATTGGCATGACCTATGACCAGTTCTGGCGTGATGATGTCTGGCTGGCAAAGGTCTACCGGGACGCGGAAGAACTGCGCGCCCGCAGAGCCAATGTTGAAGCGTGGAGAAATGGTTTCTACACGGCATCTGCGCTTTCCTCTACGGTTGGCAATATGTTCCGCAAGAAAGGGTCTAGCCCCATCAAGTACATGGATAGACCGATTCCTCTCACCCAGAAAGAGCAGGACGAGTACGAATACCAACGCGCATTGGAAGCGCAGGAACGCATCAAGAGGGCAATGTTCTTTATGATGAATCAGAAGGACGGTGATAGCAATGGCTGATGTTGATATTACAAGCTTATCCGTAGAAATCTCTGCGGAATCGCAAGGCGCAGAGCTTAACATTGACAAGCTTGCTACCGCTATTTCCAAACTGCGCACAAAAGGTAGTATAGGCAAGGTATGTTCTAGCCTTGACACTTTAACAAAGTCTATCTCTGCGTTGAAGTCTGCTTCGTCCGGTATGGACGGACTTAGTAGAATCAATGATTTTATGGACAGAATTTCCAATGTGAACCTGTCTGAAAGTGCAAAGGGCATCCGTTCGGTCGCCAGTGCATTAACTAGGATTTCTTCGGTCGATTTGAAAGGCATTGACCTTTCTGGGCTGAAAGGCAAAATGAATAGCCTGCAAAACGGCCTATCGCCGCTTTCCAAAGTTGATGCGTCTGGCCTTAGAAGTGTAAGTAGCGCACTTAATTCCATTGCAAAAATTCCAGATTTTAGCAGCAAGTTGGATTCAAAGACACTGGATGATTTTGCCACTTCTTGCAAGAAAATCACAGATGCTCTTGACCCGCTTGCTTCCAAAATCGAAACAGTGGGAAATTCGTTTGCGAAGTTGCCCTCCAATATCCAAAAGGTTATTGCGGCAACTGACGGTGCTACAAAAGCAAGCAGTAAATCTGCAAAAAGTTATTTGAGCCTTTCCAACCAGCTGAATGGTTTCATGAGGTCTGCGGCAAAGCTGGTCTCGCTGAAAGCAATTGCCACCTATCTTGGCAACGCAGCGGAAAAATTCAATAGCTATTATGAAGCTGCAAACCTGTTCGGCGTGTCCATGAAAGGACTGACCGGCGAAGCAAGCACGTTCATCAACAAGATGGAGACCCTGCTTGGCATTGACCCAACCGAAGCCATGAACAACATGGCAACAATTCAGAGTTTGACTACTTCGTTTGGCGTAGCAAGCGACAAGGCGTATGTGCTGTCGAAAAACCTGACGCAGCTTGGCTACGACCTCGCTTCTTTGAAGAATATCCCTGTTGCGGAATCCTTTACGAAGATTCAGGCAGCTATCTCTGGCGAACTTGAACCGATTCGCCGTCTGGGTGTCGATATTTCTAACGCACGGTTGCAGCAGGAACTGCTTAATCTTGGCTATTCGCAGAGCGTTTCTACCTTATCTCAGGCTGATAAGGCTGTTCTGCGTTACATTGCCATCATGAAGCAGACCACCGATGCACAGGGAGACTTCGCCCGCACTCTGTCCAGCCCTGCCAATATGATTCGCATCTTGCAGGCACAGCTGAACAGTCTGGCTCGCGCTGTTGGTTCTTTGCTCTACCCTGCCTTGAAATCTATCCTTCCCCCGCTGATCGCAGCCGTTGAGCTAGTCAAAGAACTAGTCACTGGCATTGCATCCATGATGGGCGTCAAGGTGGAGTTCCCGGACTTTAGCAGTGCAAGCGATGCTGTTGGTGGCGTCACGGATGCGATGGACAATACCACTAAAGCGACCGGCAAGGCTGCGAAGGCGTTCAAAAACTACATCATGGGCTTTGATGAACTGAACGTCATCCAGAAAGACAACGGTTCTTCTGGTGGTTCCGGCTCTGGCGCTGGTGCTGCTGGCAACATCTTAGGTGATGTAGACTTGTCCGGCTACGATATGTTCAAGAACTACGTTGGTTCTTCCGTTGATGAAATCAAGGCAAAACTTGAAAAATTGCTTCCGCTTATCTCTGGAATTGCAGCCGGGTTTGCGACATGGACAATTAGCAACTCGGTTCTTACCGCTCTTGAGAAAATCAAAGGCGAAGGTTCTTTGATCGAAGCAGTCTTGAAGCTTTGGAAAAACCCGATAATGGCAGCTGCGGTTGCCGTTGGCATTATCGTTGCAAGGTTTGTAAGCCTTTATCAGAACAGCGAGAAATTCCGAAAAGGTCTTGAGCGTGTAAGGGCGCTTGTCTACCTCGCAGCGGAAGGGTTCCGGCAGGGTTGGAACATATCTCTTACCGATGGAAAACTCGGAGAATCCATCGAATATCTGAAAGAATCCCTTTCCAATCTTGGGCAATCTATCCTGAATTTGCTTCCCGAAAGCTGGCAGGAAGGAATTACTTCCGCGTTTGATTCCATTTCAAAAGTTGTGAAGAAGCTCGACCTTGACGTTTGGGATTTAGTTACAACGCTTGCTGGCATCGGACTTATCGTATCCGGCCATCCTGTTGCTGGTCTTGCCGTTATAGGATTTGAAGCTATTTCCGTAGCCGTTCGTGGGCTTGGGAGTGAAAATCAGAAAACCGCCTTTGGAATGGAAACTGACTGGTTCAATTCCTTCAAGTCTATTGGCGAAAGCGTTGCAAACTTTGCAGCTGCTGCCGTTACCGCAATTGGAAACATCATTAACGATATTGCAATCTTTGTTGGTTGGATTAAAAACGGAGTTTCCGAAACAGACCGATTGGATTTGCAGATGAACGGCAACTTCATTGAAAACTTTGTGATGGGCATTGCCCAAACCATTCATAACATCGGCGTTTTTGTTGGTTGGATCACAAGTGGCGTTGATGAAGCTGACCGGTTGGCAATTGCAGCGAACGGAAATTTTGCAGAAAAGTTCATCCTTCTGATTGCTGACGTTATCAACGGAATTAAAGAAGCCGTGAAGTGGTTCGGAAAACTGATTGAAAAAATCTCGAAGTTCAATCCTGTTAGCGTTGGCAAAAACATCATAGATGGAATCACAAAAGGCATCGTTGGCAAAAAGAGCGTTGCGGATGATGCTGTCAAGGTTGTAACGGACGGAATTCAAGAAGAAGCACAGACTGAACTTGGCATCCACTCCCCTTCCAAAGTTTTCAAGGGCTACGGTGGTTACATCGTAGAAGGTCTTGCCAACGGCATCTCCGCTGCCAAAGACCTTGCGGTGAACGCTATTCAGTCCGTGTCTGACGCGGTAAAGGCTATCGGTTCTCAGCTGGCAGACGACAACTACGGCTTGCGCGATGGCTCTATCAGCCTTTCCGTTGACGCAAGCGGCAAGTCCATGATGGAAACCGCAAACGCGCTGAAACGCACGATGCGCACCACCAATGATAGCTTTGGCGGTTGGTTCAAGAAGATGAAAACCGACTTGGGCGACTTCACAGAGGGCATCAACGCTGTTACTAAGGCGGGCAAAGACATTTCCAACGGCTTCAAATCTTCTATTGATGCTCTTACCGCTGCATCGAAGTCCATCCTGAACACGCATGATGGTTTTGTGAGTGCGGTCTCCGATATCCGGTCTTTTGTGAAAAAGAGCGTTGCAGAGATTGAAAACGAGTACCAGTACAACGGATTTTTCGGTGCTGCTGGTCTTGCCATTCAAAAGGCGTTTGAGGGCATCTATCTTGTCTTTACTAAGGTTTCCACTGCTGTCAAGAACGTGTCTGACACCATCGACAGTGTGAAGAATGTCATTACCACCTTTAATAACCTGAAAACCAAAGTTGGTGAGGTCATCGACCAAGTTCCCGCTTTGAAACAGGCGTATGGTGGTTTGAAATCGTTCTTTAGTGACCTGTTCAGCAAGGACAGTGGCATTGGCAAAATCGTGTCTGATGGATTTGACTACATTTTGTCGAAGGGCGCTGCGGTTATAAACTGGTTTAAAGAAAAGCTCGGTATCGGAAGCGCCGGTGCTTCTTCTGCTGGCTCGGCAGGAAGCAACGTGCTTGGAGCGGTCGGTAGCACAGCGGCTTCCGGTGGCACTCTGTCAAATCTTGGCGCTTATGGTGGCATAGGCGTTGGCGTTGGGCTTGGCGCTGCTGGCGGTATGCAGTGGTGGAAGGACATGATAGGAACTTGGAGCGATTCCAACAAGTCTACCGGTACGAAGCTTTTGGAAACTGCGAAGCACACCCTTTGGGATTTATCCCCGATCGGAGCGCTTGTAAATCTTGGCAAAAGCATTTTCGGCTTTGCGGACGGCGGTTTCCCCGATGCCGGGCAGCTGTTTATCGCCCGAGAAGCCGGTGCAGAGATGGTCGGCTCTCTGGGCGGTCACACAGCAGTTGCCAACAATGACCAAATCGTTGAGGGCATCCGTGAAGGTGTTGAAGCTGCAATGGAGCGTCAGAATCAGCTTCTGCGCCGTCAGAACGAACTGTTGCAGGCTCTGCTTGAGAAGGAAGGGAGCGCAGAGGTTAACGTGTCCAGCTTCTATCAGGCAGTGAACAGAACAAACCAGCGCAACGGCAAAACAATTATCCCGGTAGGTACTTAAAGGAGGGGCATTTATGGAGCTTGACCAGTACAATCCGATTCGGAGCGTGGATGGGCAGTATCTTAAATGCCCCTCTTCTTATCAGTGGCGGTTACAGGACATTTCAGCATCCGATGCCGGACGCACAGAGGATAACAAGATGGACAAAAAACGTCTTGGACAGTGCGTCAAGCTGGAACTGGAATGGAAGTACACCACGATAAAAGAAGCCGCTGCTATCCTGAAAGCGTTCAACCCGGAATATATCAACGTTACCTATCTTGACGCAATGGCTGGCGATTGGAAAACCAGCGAGTTCTACGTTGGTGACCGTGCTGTTCCGATGTATAATTCGCGCATGAATCGCTGGGAAGGGATATCTTTTAACATCATCGAAAGGGCTGCACACTGATGGTCAATGTATCGCAAGATATCATAAAATCCTTCAACGAGGGCAACAAACAGACTGCCCTTATTGAGGTTACTGCTGGCAGCAAGACGTTCACCATCACCGATGCAGATATTATTCAGGGCGGGTTGAAGATTGACCGGTACTGCGTGACCAACAGTAAAATCGAGGTCGGCTCTGCGGTCGCGTCTGAACTGTCTTTAAAATTGCGGAACTACGATGGCAAATTCAACGATGTTTCTTTCGAGGGCGCCGTCCTGAACGTAAAAATTGGTATTCACGCAGCCAACACCTCTGAACTGGGCAAGTTCATTCTTGGCAAGTCTGTTCTTGGCTTTGCAAAAGGTCTTGGAAACTTTATTCTCGGCACTGGTCGACTTGGTGATTACAGTGTAGACACGGAAGTATACTGGGTTCCTTGTGGGCTGTTTATTGTTGATACCCCGCCCCGCAAGCTAAGCACTATAAGCATCTCTGCATTGGACTACATGGTCTTGTTTGACCGTGAGGTGAACGCTTCCGCACTCTCCTTCCCTATCCATGTTGACGCGCTTATTCAGAAAATCTGCTCCATCTGCAATGTCACGCTCGCAACAGACGTTTCGGTGCTGCCAAACCACTATTTCAGCATCGGCGGTCTGCCGGATACCAACCAGAAGCTGACATACCGCCAGCTTTTGCAATGGTGTGCACAACTTACCGGCACTTGCGCGTTTATGGATGGCAGCGGAAGGCTTGTGCTGAAATGGTATGAGCAGACCGGCGTGACCATTACCGCAAGTGAGCGCTATTCCAGTGATATGTTGGAGAACGACATCACCATTACCGGCTTCACCTGTGACGATGGCAAGGGCAACACATACTTGTCCGGCACAGCAGATTACACGCTTGACCTAAGTGACTGCGGTTTCCTGACCAACGCCTACGAGGGCGTTTTGAAGGAACTGCAAGCTGCACGCGGTGGGTTTGCCTACCGCCCATACAGCGCTACCATCAAGTCTGCACCGTATTTGTTCCCGCTTGACATGATACGTTACAAGGACAAAGACGGCGTTGTGCACGATACCATCGTTACCAACGTCACGCTTGCTTTGAACTGCAACACAGCGATTTCCGGCGCTGGAGAAACGGTCACAAGCTCTTTTTACGCGCAGTCTACAAGCGGTGTTACAAGCCAACAGGCGGCAACGGACAGGGTAAATCTGGAAAAGATAAACCAGCGGGCAACAAAAGAAGAGCTTTATAGCATGATGACGTTTACTCCTGAAAATGGGTTGGTCATCACTCGTAGCAACTGGGAAGGAAAAGTTCAAATCACCGGTCAAAACGTACAAGTCGTTCGCGGAAACAATAAGGTTGTTATAAACGACAATGGCATAGACATAACGGATGGCTATGGAAGCGTTTCTATATACAGCGGTGGAATATCTTTTCATGGCATTCGCAACAGTAAAATTTTTGAATGGCCTTACGAAAAAGATTCTTTCGGAAATCCAATAGGAGAATTCACTGCGCAAACTACAAAAATTGACCTTTCGTCCTATTCGTCTGTAATGCTGGTCTACGACACTTATAAAGACGGAACATGGTTTGCAGGGGGCGGCAGTGCTGGTAGACTTACCGTTGTTCTTCCTGTTAATGGGCAAACATACTCTTATGCTTATCCGTGGAATACGGTACACTGGCGAAAGGTAACAGTATCATATAATGGTATCACTTTCGGAAATGGAAACGAGAGAACGTCCGACTATAAAAATAACGTTATAACTGGCGTGATACATTTGGAAGTTCCTATTTCTGATGGTGTTAATAAAAACGATAAGGTTTGCCGCCCGTTGGAACTATACGGTTTTATGTGAGGTGGATATCATGGAACATTTCAAGTTCAAGTGCAAAGTCGGATTGGATGGTCGATTGTATGGTGGCGGGTGGTGTCATGAAAGCGTTATTCCAAACCCGCTGCCACCGGATGAAATTCTGTTTGATGACCTGTCAGGAATGACAGAAGGGTTTTATACAGCTTATTTGTGGGATGGAATCAACTTGATATACAGTCCCGTACCAAAAGTCGATGAGCCTGTTGATACTGAAACAGAAACAGCTTTTACGCAAACTAACGAAAATGAAGAGGAGGTAACTTATCAATGAGCTATCAAAAGCAGAACTTTGCAAACGGCGAAGTGCTTACCGCTTCGCAGCTGAACCACATCGAACGGGGCATTGTGGATGTTGAATCTGCCGCAAACGCAACGAAAGGCGTTGTCGATAAAATCATCGACCCCACCCTCTCCCTCTCCGGCAAGGCTGCGGATGCGGCAAAGGTGGGAGAGGCGGTCAATGCGGAGGCAACCCGGGCGAAGGCAGCGGAGGAGGAGAACGCGAAGGGGGTTAGTCAGCTAAAGGAAGATTTAGACAATGTCTCAAACTCATTAAACTCTGGTTTTGTAAATGTAGATGACTATATTTTGTGTGGGGTAAAAAACGGGGCACTCGTTGAGAGTAGCACATTACTTTTATCTCCTGCATTTGATGTAAGAGACTATTTAGGAACCGTTTTTGAAATTATTGGTGAGCCTGACATAAGGCTTGTTCTTGAAAAAAACGAAGAATCTCAGACTGGATTGCTTCCATATGGATGGGCAAAATCGGTTACATTGTCAGAGACCCACGAGGTTAGAAATGGTTATTATTATGGAAGAATCGCGATAAACACAAAAGTACAAAACAAATCAAAAGAACAAGCTCAAAAAAGAATCGAAAGTCTATTTATATGCAATAATGTCTATTTTAACAGGTTGATAGGCCAAAATGATATAAGAAAAATATACGAGAGTTTAGACAAACTGGAATCGGTTGAAAATAGCAAAGGGAGGGCCTTGCGTTTTGAGCTATTGCCTATTGAGAGCAACGGAACATATCGTTTTAACTCTGCATCTTTTGTACAAGATAATACGGTTGTTTATAACGGAAATCAGTATGTAATCGTTGTAAACGAAGAAAAAAATCCTATTATACTTAAAAGAAAGTACCCTAATGGGGAATGGGATTCGTTTGATTTAAGCACAATTTCGGGAAACCCGTTAAATTCACCGACCGAAAATGACCAGCATAATACTTACTCACTTGGAATTGACAGAAATGGTTATATCCATATTGCCGGGAATATGCACGCAAACAAGCTAAAATATGTTATTTCGACAAAGCCAGAAAATATATCTGAGTGGAAAATTGGAACTATGATAGGGGCACAAGAGGACGCTTCTACTTATCCGGTATTTATTCTTATGCCGAGCAAAAATTTACTCTTCGTTTATCGCAACGGAACAACCAGCAATGGAAACACATATGTGAATTTATACGATGCCGACAAAAAAGAATGGAAAAGACAATCTCAAATATTTAATGGAGCTATAACTGATGAAAATGCTTATATTAATCGTGTTGCGGTAGATTATAACACTGGATATATTCATCTGATGTACTGTTGGAGACAAACCGGAGAGTCGAATACCAACAATGATATTTGCTATTGCCTAAGTAAAGACGAGGGAAAAACTTGGGAAACAACAAATGGAACTATATATGATGGCCCAATAACGCATTCAACTTCCGAAATAATTGTCGATACGGAGGATTCTGGCTCTGGTCTTCTAAACCAGAGTGGACTTGATGTTGACTTAAACGGTAATCCTCATGGCTGCTTTATGATGTACGATAAAAACGGTTTTACTCAATATTATCACGTTTGGTATGATGGATTGACATGGCATAATGACCAAATAACAAACTGGAATTATCGAATGGAACTTGTCGGTGGATTTACACAAGGGGAAATTTGTAGACCATCGATTGCGATATCAAAAAGCAATCGTATATTTATAATTTATCGAAATTCAAATTTGAGCGAAAACACATTGAGAATGATGGAAATTTTGAAAGATGGAGTTACTGATTTTGATATTGTAAAATTGAATTTGCAAAATTATGAATATACATTTGATTATAAATCGTTGAAAGATAACGACAAACTCATATCTGTTGTAAGCAATGCCATTGCCGGAAGTTGGATTAAGGACTCAGACAAAAAAGAGTGGTGGAACACTCAATACACTGCACTACTAACAATTGATTTGTCACAAATTCATTATCTGATAAGTGGTGCTTATCCATTACCCCAAATGGAGATAAGTGATAGGTTAAGATTTTTTGACCATATATCTGACAATAACGATTTTACGGAAATACAAGGGCTATCTATTATCGCCAAAAAATCATCGCAACTTTTTGTAAGGGCTAGTTTGTATGCAAAAGCCAATGATACATTGGTTATCGGATACAGAAAACAAAACACAGTGACGAAAATATTATCAATTCCGAAATCGGGCGAGTATAAATTTTACTATACCCCATGGATTTTCGTGTCAGATATTGAGGCAGACCAAGTAATTGATATAGATGCAAAAGGTAATGGTGATATAAAAATTGGAAGTATAGAGTTTGGTGTAATTGATAATATCTAAAGAGGGCTTTATTTGACTATTCACCAACATAAAAAGAAAGGACTGATAATATGCTACCCATTATGGACGTTTCCCGCTGGCAGGGCAGCATCGACTGGGCTAAGGTCAAGGCAAGCGGCCTTATCTCTGGCGTGATGCTTAAAGCCGTGTCCACAAACCGCAAGCTGAGCAAACGCAAGGATGGGTTGTACGTTGACCCGACCTTTGAGCGCAACTATGCCGAATGCAAACGCGTTGGCCTGCCGGTTGGCGTATACTACTACACCTACGCCACCGATAAAGAGATGGCAGACGCAGAGCTTGCCTTGCTCAAGACTGCCTTGACCGGAAAGACCTTTGAGTTGCCCATCAGCGTGGACGTAGAGGACAACAAAATCAAGAAGCTGTCCACGCAGGCGCTGACCGACCTTGCCGCCTATGCGCTTGCTACGGTAGAGCAGTGGGGATTTTACGCCCTGCTATACGTTGGGCTGAATTTTGCGCAGACGGAGTTATACATGGGTGGCGCGGCGCTGCGCAAGTACGATGTATGGCTGGCAAGATATCCCAGAGACATGAGCAAGACCAAACCGGAGGACAAACCCAAAACAGACTTTTCCTTTGGGATGTGGCAATACACCAGCACCGCCAGCGTGCCGGGCGTGAGCGGCAACGTGGACTTGAGCCACGCTTACAAGAACTACGCCAAAATCATTGCGAAGAAGGGTCTGACCCGTCTCCGGGAGGGCAAATGACCGAAAAAGAAGCTTTGCTGTGGGTGCTGGGCATCCTTGGCAGCGTGTGCGCCGGTGCGATCACGCTGGACAAGGTGTTGGACATCATCCACAAGTACATCAAAAAAGCAAAAGAGCCGGACGCCGAACAGGACAAGCGTCTGGACGAGATGGACAGACGCATCGGTGCGCTTGAACAGGGACAACTGCAGCACGGTGCTGCCCTGACCCGCGACCTTGAGCGATTTACAGAAATTGACGAGGTAAACCGCCTGACGCTTGAAGCCGTCCGTGCTCTGCTGGAATCGCAGCTGACCGGAAACAACGTGGCAGCCATGCAAGCCAGCAAGGAGAAAATTGATAATTACCTGATGGAAGGAGTAACCAAACATGGAAGCAATCCTTAACACCATTCTCACCCCGCTGCCCGCATGGCTGGCGCTGGTGCTCATCGTTGCGGGCACTGTGTCGCTTGTGCTGGGGCTTATCCGTCTGGGCTACGGCGCAGCGGTCAAGACGCTGGTGCTTGACCTCATCGACCAAGCAGAGCGTGAAATTCAGGGCACCAAGCGCGGCGCAGAGCGTAAGGCGTGGTGTGTCAAGATGCTGCGCACCGCCCTGAGTACCAGCAAATACGGCAGGCTCATCAGCTGGGCCATCACAGATGAGACCATGAGCAAGGTCATCCAGTTTTTCTTCGACCGCGCAAAGGCGGCACTGCAAAAGCAGTAAGGAGGATATCATGGGCACTACATACCGCCATCTCGGTGGCGTCACCGAGATGTTCGCCGCACAAGAGCAATTTCGTAACATTACGAAAATGGTCTGCGCACGTTTTCGTGACCTCACAAAAACATACCATCTCGGCAATGCCAACAAAATGGTGACAAAACGTCACCGGTTTGCCGTCATTGGCAATATGGTGCGCAACGCTGGACAGCTGCCGCAGCCTTTTTGGCTCGGTGCTGTCCGTGGCGGCGGCTCGTGTAGTGCTGCCCGCTGCGCTGCAAGGACTTGACAGACAGAGGATGATCGCCGCCATCAAAAGCGCGCCGCTTGGGAGGGTTGACCGTAAGATAGCCTTACTGCGGTACGTTGAGCGGCTTCCGCTGCCGGACATTGCGGCACAGACACATTACAGCCGGACGGCGATAGGCTACCGGCTGAAAGTTATTGATGAAAAGCTAGACGAAAGGAGCTCACCGTGAACCTCGAAAATGTTCCGACCGCCAATCTTATTACAGAGTTTCGCAAACGCGAGGGCGTGGAAACGACTGTTGTCGAGCCCTATCAGGACGCAGCGGTCAGCGTCAACGGCCCCGCACTGGTTCTTGTCGTAACAGATTGATTGTGGTAAAATAACATCAACAAATCCACCCGGCCTCTCGAAGAAGCACAAGAGGGCGGATATCTGAAATCCCCTGCTTTGCCGAAGTCCTGCGTGCCACGCGGGGTACGTTGTAGGCAAAGTGGGGGATTTTGTTTTATTCGCACTAGTTTTGTCGAAACCCTTGCCTTGCAAGCAGAAACGTGATATTTTAGTTTTGCTTCCAATGCGAAGTCCTTTAATAGTTAAGCGCTCATGCGGATTTTTCCGTGTGGGCGCTTTTCTTTTTTGTCCTTCGTTGTACCTTCGTTGCCCTTCACTTTTTGTCGATGCGGTACACTGGTCACATCAGGAGGGATGCTTTATGAGTTATTATCCAACACCCGGAACGCCTTACGTTCCGCAGCTGCCTGTCAATCCTTACGGCGGCATGGGCACGGTAGGCCTTGCCACTTCCCTGCCCAACACGCAGATGCAACAGGCACAACCGCAGCGTCCGCAGCCGATGAATGGGCAGCAGCCTGTTCAGCAGTCGGCACAGGACGGCGGCTGGTTGCTTGGCAGACCTGTTTCCAGCAGGGAAGAATTTCTGGCGATACCGTCTGATCTATACGGAAGATGGACGTATTGCCCGGATTTGCGTAGTGGGGTCATTTACTGCAAACGTCTGAATCCAAACACTTGCGAATCTGACGTGTTAGAGTTTTACA